GTAATAGTGTCATAGTAGTCTAATCCACTTACTTTCGGATCTTTGTCAAGATAGTTATGATCATCGTATAGTTCGACCAATTGTATTTGAAATCCGTCTTTAACCGCAGACAACGATGGAAAGCTGTCAAATAAATCTTGCTCTGGTACATTTAAAACGTGCTGTCTCTTGGTAAAGGCTTTTAATAGATATTCATGAAATAATCTCTCAAGTGCTTGAGTAGACCCAGACATGTTATATTTCAATTTTGACTTTTTAATAGATTCGCGTTTGGTTACCAAATATATTGCAATTTCTTTTAATTTTTTGGCAAAGAATGGAATAGCATTTTCAACTTCTAATGGGTCGTCCCAGTTGATATCATTTAACCAGCCAATTCCGTCTTCGTTTTCGTTTTGAATAATGACTGTAACTTGTTTCAAAAATGCTACATAATTTTGTTTAACATCGTTTGTTAAGTCTTTACTGGTATATCTTGTAGTATACCAGCCTCTTAAATAGGATTCATATTGTTCTTTTTCTTGTCCAGCTATGATACCTATGTTTCTACTATACCATTCTTCGTATGTATATGGATTATCGTAATCGTCAGGTATTTCCTTCTTTTGTTGTTGAAGGACTAATGCTTGTAAATAATCCTTTTGGGTAACATCATCTACATTTGTGATGTTTTCTGATTTTGTATATTTTGTCAAAACACGCATTATAAATTCAATCCTTTATGGAGTATGTAATTAATCAATTTCTCTACTATTTCTCCTGTGTCGTACCATGTTTGTAATGACGATGCAGTTTCGTTTAATGTGGTATACTCATCGTCCCATGATATTACGCCTTCTACTTGTGTATCGCAAATTGTTGTATCGTATTCGAAATAGCAATAAATCTTGTGGATCATTAACTAAAAAACTAGATACGGTTTCATACAAGCTTGTAGAATTATTTATAGGGGTGATGATATCATACTGTCCTCTATTGAACTTATATTCTGCTAAAAATGGTACATCCGCCGTAACGGTGTATGTTGTTGCGTTAATGCCTGATCCTAAATTGGTATCATGTTCGTGTCCACATGTTATACAACGACCATTTTGTGTTCCAAAATTAAACATACAGTGACAACGTTCTCCCCATAATTTTTTATGTGATATTGAAGCAATGTTCATAATTCTTTGTAATTCTGTAGGATAATTGAAATTGTAGTCATCTACAGGTACATCAGCGAACTCTGCTACGCTGTAGAGTTGTGGAATTTCACAAGTATCTATATCAGCATGGTTAGGTAAAAAGTTTGCTGTCTTTTCGTATATATATTTCCCGATAGAATTAGCAGAGGTTTCTAATCCACCAACCATGGACCCTATATAATCAATAAACAGGTTGGAATTTTCGTACATAGTGGGAACTAACGCATAATCTCTTATTTGTGTAGTGGCATCCCAACTTTCATTAAATTTTCTAATATCGTAACCGTCAAAAGATTCAATGTTAAATGGTGTACTAGTACCTGTAATGGTTTCTGTAGTTACGGTTGGTTCGAGTGTGTCATATTTGCTATACCATCTATACCCACTCCAGTCACCGAATGCTTGAATTGATTTAGTATATTGTTCCTGTACGCTAGACACCCCATTTAGATTGATGAACACTAATCTTTCTGTTGGTAACGTAAGCCAGTTATCAGATTCATCTTGACTCATGATGTATATTTTGTTTTCATATGAGTTGATAATCCATATACGATTATCCATATCACAACAAATACCTTCTAATGCGCTATCAAACAACAATTCGTCAACAGGGCTAGTATCGCTGGATATAACACTTCCTATAGTCCATGTGGATAGACTTGACAATGTTGTGTTATATTTTGTAATATTGCTATAACTGTTTGTAAACCATATATTATTGTCAAGGTCCGTTGTTATATATGCAGGGTGTTCGTAACCGCTAAGTGTTAGTAATTTTGTCCCTGTTTGTCCGTCATATTTTATAACACTTCCGGTGTGGTAAGGTGGCCCTGCGTGTTGAACCATTGTAACCCATATATTATTGTCAAGATCGACCATAATATCCATTGGGTTTGCACATAATGGTAACATTATACTATTCAATAGGGTTCCATTTGTATCGTGTTTATTCAAATAACCACTTAATGTGTTTGTGTATGTTATCCATACTTCGTTGTTTCTATCTGTTTCTGCTAGGGTTGGTTTATAACCAGTGTCTATATGTGGAACGTCCAACCCACCTGCATCTACAACTAGTTGTAATGTACCTGTATTATCAAATTTCAACACGGAAATAGAATCTACTAATGTTACCCAAAAATTGTTATCTGAATCTAGTGATATACCAGCGGGTGTACATCCGCCTGTAACCCCATAAGCACTTAGCATTGTGGTGTCGCTTAAATCAATAGAACTTAATAATGTTCCATCGTATTTAAATTTGTAAATAGCGTCCATTTCTCCGTCTGTACACCACAAATTGTAACATTGATCAACTGCAATACCATATATACCACCAAAACCAGTTAATCCCATAATATCTGTTAATCCTTCTAGGTATGGTGTATTATAGTTTGTAAAGTTGACATCTTCACCTCGTTCTAACCAACTAGTAATTCCTTGTATAATAGTTGAACTTACGCAAGGATAATAAATTCTGTGTAGATAATTGTTATCGGGGTTAGGTACCCATACGAAAGGTGTTCTAGGTGGGTAGTCAACATATTTAACTTGTGCTGATGCTGTGATAGTTGCATTTAAAGATGTTAGACTTGGTATAACCCTATCTCTTACATATCCACCTGCGTCAAACCCGTCAACATCTGTTGCTTTGAAAAATGAATCTGTTTCTTTGGTGTCAATATCTAACCAGCTTTGTGTGCTAACAGGTAAAGTTGTAATTGATCTGTTAATTGGTCCCATTTCTATTCCAACATTATTGGATGATGGATAATTAAACATTATACTAGATTCGTACCCGTAACCACAAATGTTGTTAATATCGATATCGCTTTGAAGTGTGATTACTGCGGGTAATGTTCTATCTATCCAATAAATGCTAGATGATAGGGGATCTATACCATTTCTGGATATCTGTAAATGTGAGGGGTTGGCAGGGTTAATCATACAAGGTACAAAGTCTATTATCTTGCTATTTGCATACCCGTCTGTTATAATTCTACCCCCATGACTTTCTGTATAAACGGGTAATGCGGATACATCCATAGTTGCCCATAATATTACAGGTAAACATGGTTCTGTAGATGAATCGTCTACATAATAAAACTGGGCTTGCCCTGTTACACCAACGGCAGATGTTCCATCGTATATAATAGTATCTTCTGTTGTAACTCGATTAATATAATTTCCAGATAAGTCAAGAAATCTCCACTGTGGTACTAAATGTGACCATTTGTTCTGTGGACGTTGATACGGCTGAGAATTTGAATATTGAGCATATAACTCAACTTCATGTAATCCTGTGTCCGCAGCGGATATATGTATAGTATATGGCTCTAACGTTGTATTCCCAGTTTCTGTTGGGAGTGGTATATTCGTAAAATTAACCGAATATGGAAATGTTACGGCTGTAGTTATAAAATATGATGTTGTCATTTTAAAATTCTATATTCTCATACACTTTATTAATACTCTCAACTGTTATTTTGTTTGTGAAATTCTCTCTGTCATACAAATAAGGGATTTGAAAATAACTCATAATAATATTCTGTGTTATCAATCTATTGTCTACCTCATATACAGGGTTCCATACTAACATGGACAACCCCTCATATCGTATACTCTTATTATCAATTCTACGGGTATAAAATGTCTCAACCCCTTCAATGGCTAATATTTCATTTGTCAAATAGTTAATATCGACTATTTGACCCAAATTGACATTAACCTTTTCAAAATAATCTGCAAATATCTGATAAATATCCGTTTGAATCGATGACGAATCTCTTCTTGAATTTGCCTTCTTTACAATATACAATTCGGTGTTCTCGGAATCAACTCGTGTACCCGTCGTCCCACTTGTAGGTAAGCATACATCAAATCCCATATATATAGGATCAAGTATAATAGGCTCACATGTTAATAACTTCAAATCTTGCATAGAATTGATAATTAACGACTTCAACGATGGGTTTAAGTATGCTATCTGATTTTTAGTGTTCGATACTGTTTTTGGTACAACAAACATATATACATTATTAAAATTACATGAATCTGCAAAATTCAATTGATTATACAATACTCTTCCGACATTGTTCGGATCGGTGATTCCTAAGTCATAAAAATATTTCAAATAATTTGACAAATATGACCAATTATTTACAACTTTGACATCGTGTACAAGGTTTGAGTAATTGGTTTTAACATAATTTTGGAAATCGCCTTCGGTAACTAAACGGTATTGCGATCTGAAATTAGCAGGTGCATTACTTCGTATAGATTCTACGTTCTCTTCTTCAGAGTAATAGGTAGATGATGATTCATTGTCAAATATTACATTGACCAATTCGTTGTCTGGTATAACGTTTACACTTTCAATTTGAATGTCTTCAAATACTTGTCCAAATTGTGTTGTGTTAAATTTTACCAATGTTCCTGCTTTTAATGCATTGACACCCACTTCACCCTTGGTACCATCTGATTTTAGATAATATATGGCTACTGTATCATTTGCGTTTAATTTTTTACCGTTTATATCATTACCAAATTTCAATTCATATCTCAGATTTTCATTCAATCTGATTTCAAATGCTTTATCGTTAGAATTTTCTAAATATAGGGAATTAGTCCTTGTCCACTCTGACCATATATCATCATTAGCATCTTTAACATATACAAAAATGTTGAAATGGTCGATAAGGATGTTATCACCGGGTATAAGGTATACTAATTCGTTTTCGTCTCCTGTTGCGGTATAAGCTGGGTATTCTACGAATCTGCCTTGGTACAATAGCTTATTCTTCGATAAATCTTCTAAATATTCAGTTTGACCACTTAAAGATTTGAAAAATGTGATATCTTCGTTAACTGTATACGAGGTTTGTCCAAGATTTAGGTATGAGTACCTAGGAATTGTGTATAAACCATTGGGAATATCGCCTTCTGCGCTACATCCAAATGTTAAAATAGAAGTTTGTCTTCCGATTGGGTTATAACCTACCAACCGTACAATACGGTTAATGTTTTCGTATAGTTGTGCTTCAGAAAACATACTTTCCGTCGAAGTTCTGTTCAAATAATAGATAAGGGTGTTAAAGGTATATGACATTATGTCAATTAAACTTGCTAGGTTTGATCCTTCGTAAGCTTGATCTGTAAATACACCTTCTTCTGTTAGCCTTTTCTTCAAATGAGCCTTGAGACCCAAACTATCAAACGCTAAATAACCATCTTGTGGTAATGGAAAATCTCCCTTTGCCATAATATACTCCTATCTATTGACCCTTTGGTCAAAAATTCCTTCTTGTGTCAAAATACCTATAAGATTTACATCTCTTTTTTGTAATGCTGGAATGTTAACACTAATTGTTATGTCATATTGATTAAGATCGGGATAACCTATCACCTCTATATTATTAACGGTAACTCTAGGTTCCCATAACCGTACAGCATTATACAATATTCGTCCTATTGCATTACCTGTTGATTCTGTTATCGGGCTTCCAACAAATCCTGCCAAATTACATCCAAAATTTGGTACCAAAAATCTCTGACCTACTCTAGTATTAAAAATATTAAATAAAGAATTGGCAATTGCAGCCTCATCGTAACTTACTTCAATATCTTTACCTTTAATAGATCTTATTTGATTTGAATTACTAACATTCTTTACAGTTTGTTGTATATCAAGCCCTAAATCCACATATGTAAACTTGTTAGTTTTAAGATTTGTGGTTTTAGCTAGCTCTTTAATTGTAATAGATGCCATGGTAATCCTTTCAAATATTTATAATCTGTGTCTGTTTTTCCGCAATAATGTAGGAAAGAAAGATAAATATTTAAAAGCAAGGAATAGGAGTTAATTATGTATAAAGATTTTGAAAGCCAGTTTTCGATTATTTGTGAAGAAGAAACCAGTCGTTTTAGACAAGCCGGATTTTTAATGGGTGATATTGTCAAGATTAGAAATGACTGGTCAACAAATGACAAACTTAAAGGTAGACCTTCGCAATTTGTTGACAAGATCAAAGAATTAATGGCATCAGATTACCCATTGAGGGTTTGTGCGGTTAAATCGGAACGTCCAGAGACCTCTAACGATCTTTATGGTATTGGCTCTGCACCGACCGCTTTCTGGGTAGACATTGCCCAACTTATCAACCCTGCTTTCTGGGCAAACCCTATTACACTTCCTATCGAAATATTAGAATTGATTGATAATGGTGCTAATCTTCCTGCTACCCCTGATTCTCAGAAATATGAAAATAAAGTTCAAATCAAACCTGTAAAGGTTGATGTAAATGACGAAACTCTTGAAAATCAAACAAAGGCTAAAAAGAAGCAATATGGCACTGTAAATGTAGTCCTTGACACGACAGGTCCAGAAGCAGAAGATGGCAGGAAACAGGCAAAGAAGCCCGTTAAGAAGGAATCTCTAGACCGTTATGCAACAGATCTGGAAGTGCTCGCAGAAACATATAGTAAAATGAAGGAGTAGTCCCATGTTTGTTAATAACCTTTTCCATGAGTTGTATGGTGATATTATCAAAGAGGCTAGTGATCCTGCATTCAAAGGCAAAAAATACGACCCTAGTACATTCAAAAACCTAAGTGATACACAAACCGTTGTTGGTGGAGGTAGACATGGTTTAAGATCCAGTTCTGAAGGTGGAGATGAATATAGAAGTCGTATAGAAACTGGTCAAGGCAAAGGAGAAGGTTCTAAACTCAAACAAATCTATGCAAACGCAAGAGATGCATTAATGGACTTGTCTTTCCGTATGAAAGATTCAGACTTTTTACAAAAATCAAAACTTATTGCAAATTTTGATGATTATCCTAAATATAAACAACAAATCAAAACCCTAATCGAGGAATATACGGACACATTAACCAGAAAACCACATTTTGCAATGTTGGCTGTTAAAACGTTGTCATATCTATTCCCTCTTATACCAGAACAAATTACTAAAGTTGCATTGAGTGTGCCTATTCAGGTATTAGAAATTGCTAATAGCGCAATAATGGAAGGTAGTTTTGATGATGATGAAATTCCTACTATATTAGAAATCCCTTTATCTAATATAGCACCAGAAAATGGAAAATATTATGACGATGTTGCTAACTTATTAAATAATGCTAAAGAACATAATGTAGCAATGTCTCCTACATTATTTGACCGTCTATTCAAGTTGGCTGTTAAATCAAAGGTAGAAGGTGAAGAATATAACTCAAGAAAAGAAAATAAAGATCCAGAAACTAAGAGATTAGCCGTATTATCTGATAGGTCATTTGCGGATCTTATTGTTAAGTTGCTTATTGATGGACAGCTTACAAATGAAAAATATGCAATAGACTTTTTACGAAAAAGAGATCCCAAACTAGTTCGTAAACTTCTTCAAACGGTTGAACTACCAAAAGATGTTGCTAATACACTAAGAGGTAAGTTGACTAACCGTGAACGTAGTAATAGCTTCTATATAAAAAGAAATGCAGCTATTGCACAACAACGTCAAGAACAAGAAGATGCGCTGTATGACGCTAGAAAACAGAAACTCAGACAAGATGGAGTTAAATGGAAAGAACGCGAAACAATGAGCGACCTCAAACAATTTGGCGACATGGATGCTATGCAAGCTGCACAAGCAGAAGAACAAGAAGCTGCTGATGATAGAAACGCTGCTAAACTGGCAGACCGTGCGGCAAGAAAACAAGAAGAAGAGGACGCTAAACAACAACGTATATTACAAAAACATCCTGAAATTGCTGCAAAACGTGCGGCATTTGCTAAAAGAGATTTAACCAATAAAGCTACGGCTATATCAAAACTAGCAACTAGAGCAAAACGTAAGAAACCATCTTCACTTTAAAACACTTTCCCACTTTTCATAACAAGTGAAAAAAAGTTCAACTCTTGGTCTAATACCAACTGTGCATCTTTCATGGATTCTGTAATTAACAACAACAGCACGATCTTCTTTTTCTGGTCTAACCCAGAAGAATAAACAACATCAAACAAAGAACGCATTAATGTATGATAATCAGAACTAAACTCTATTTCATTTTCAATTACATATGTTCTAATACTAAAAGCATTAGCACGTGCATCTAACATATTGAAAATAGTTGTCGATATATCCTTAATACAATTTTTCGTGTTTAAGGTAAAAGTTCCACTAATAGAATGTTTCTGTAACGTGTTGATTGCTCTTCTAAGATCAGGATAACACGAAGTAATTAGTGACCGTAAATTAGCCTTTTCATTTGGTGGTATAACAACCTCTTCCTTGACCAATACTTCTACACATCGTTTTGTAAATGCAGTATGATCAGGAACAATATCAAATATCTGACAACGTGATCTAATAGGTTCAATGATTTTAGGTAGATAATTACATATCAAGATAAATCGTGCATAGTCAACATACTCTTCCATCATGTTTTTAAGAGCTTGTTGTGCAGAAGACCCCGTTCCACTGCCAGATGATAACCCGTCCGCTTCGTCCAGAATGACAACTTTTTTCTTACCATCAAAACTCTTGGTTTGAATAAAATTGGTAATAGTAGTACGAACAACATCCACCGAATTATGGTCAGAAGCGTTAATATATAAGTATTCACATTTAAGAATGTCTTTTACTATAATCTTTGCCAAACTCGTTTTTCCTTGGCCTTGACGACCTGCAAATAACAAATGTGGAATATCAGGATTAGCATCGTTTGCAATAGCTTCAAAATACTTCCTTGCATCTTCTGGCAATAGCATATCTGCTAAAGTTGTTGGTCTAAAAATCTCAACCCATAATTCATTAAAATTCATAATATTTCCTATTATATGTGTGTTTCTACTCTATTAATAAAATGTGTCCAGCTTTTACATGGATGATTTTCTATGGCAACATTGGTCATAGGATCAATCCAGTTTGGCTTGGTTGGTCGCCTGATAAGTCTCATGTTGGCTTCAATGGGTGTTCTGTTGTCTTTATAGTTGTTACACTTCTTACATGCACTTACCACATTTGACCAAATAGATTTACCACCTTTCGATTGGGGTAATACATGGTCAACTGTCAACTCTTTGTGTGTAAACTTCTTGCCACAATAAGCACATATATACTTGTCTCTCTTGAAAAGATTCTCTCTCGAATACTTGACATTACGACTAGGCAACCTGTCAAAATGCGTCAATACAATTATCTCTGGTACTGCAATATCACCACGCACACTACTAATAATTGCATAATCCTTTGATAATGCTTGAGTATACTTAACCCAGTCATCAAAGGTATATGCAACAAAATCCCTGTCCAATGAATGCGCCGAACCCTTAAACGTTAACTTAACCGCATCCTTCCACGTAATAATATGTATCGGAACAAATGCCCTATTTAAAACTAATACATCATGCTTCTTCTTTTTCATTTTTCAAATCCAATTTGATTTTCGTTTATATCACCTTTAGTATAAAACTCAGACCTAGGTAATAATATGGTTTTTGTCAAATCACCTAACCAATATGCAATTTCATACGTTACCGTATACCTACTGATTCTTGCTGCTACAATTTTACCTTCAAATTGACGATCATTTGGATTTCCAAATATAACTTCTGTGCCAAATGCAATAATCTTGGTAATGTCTTCTTTTGCCTTTATAGTCATATTATGTCCTTCTATCAAAACCACAGTCTGTCACAATATTGCACCAATGTCAAGTCCTATAGTCCACAATTTACTAGATGTTGATATAACTCCCTAGTTGCACCTACATCTTCTCCACAATACTCCTTACACTTTCTTTTATCCTTTTCCCACCACTCACCAAACTCCTTTCCACTAACCTCCGAAGTCTTTACCGATATATCAAAAAATTTACAAAGTGCTTCTAACGATGCCCTATTACCTTTACCACCAAAATCCCACATCCTCATCGTGTCAACCCATCGACATGTTGAAAATTTTTGCAAATCATCTATAAATACACGTGGAACCTTAATACCATATTTCCATGCCCTCTTCATTAAAAACGGGCCATCAAATGCCGCAATATTATGCCCAACTATGATAAGATTGTTCTCGTCTAAACATCTCCACACCATACTCCAAAACTTTTCTAGCATTTCCTTCTCTCCCTCTTCTGCGGAGAGAACTGCAATATTACTATTGTTCCTTGCCACACCTATAAGTGCAACAGACCCCGTAACAGGATTCAATGCACCCTTCTCATCTTCAGGATCATTGGCTAATGTTTCTATGTCTACATACAGTGTGTTATTCATCTTCTCCTTCATGTGTCATATTATAGCACTAACACTTGCAATTTCAAGAAAATTCTTTAAATACTTCCATGCTATCTAGAGATAAACGTAGGAAATTAAATCGTACATCTAAAATGAGATGTGATATTTGTGACAAACAACATATACTGGTCCAACACCATATCAACGGAAGAACTATTCAAGATCCTCACCATAAAAGTAACCTATGTAACATCTGTGATAATTGCCATAGAAAAATTCACGCTGGTGAAATTATTGTGGAAGGTTGGATTATGACAACACGTGGAAAATTATTGGATTACATAATAATTGATGTTACACGGGTTGATCCTACTAATATTGAATAGTTCATTATAAATGGAGCGACATGCGGGTAACTCTCCCGCTTATAGTTGCTTAAAATCATGTAAAACATGAATTAAGCTCTTTATGTAAAAGGGACTATACGCTCCTTATTGTCTAACCTAGGTTAGATCAGTGTTAGGTTTAACCTGTTAGAGTTACTTCACTAATC